CTATGTTATAGACAAAACACTGATAAAAACATATTCGAGTAGGTGTATCACCCCTTAATACAAACAAATATTTAGTTTTAATCAAATCCTCTTCAATTTTTGACATATCACCAATGTGAACTTCATAATTTAACAATACTATAAATTTTCTAACTCTGTAAATTAATGGTCTGTGTTCTGAAAACAATGAACCTATAAAGGTTAAGTCACGTGTTTTTTCACTATTAATTATTTTTCCCATTGAGGGTACTGACATTGAATTGTTTTCATTCAATACATATGGAATTGTAATCATTCTATTATGAGTACCTAATTTAAAGGTTGTGGTAGTGTTAAATAAAGATACTTCATCCTCATAACTTAAAATAAATATATCTTTATCTATTGATTCAAAAGATGTCTCAAATAATACGTAACTGTATAAAATAAAATGTGGGATTTTTAAGTCAGAATTAATATTGTTTTTAACAAAATTGTTCCAAAAAAATTTAATAAAATTATCTTTATACCCAACACCAAATGTTGGTGGTTGTACAGTTGGAATTAAGTCAGAATATATTTCATGTTTTTTTAAAAAAGTAAAAAGTTTGTGATGATTAATTGGACTTATAGTTCCGAAAATTAATTTAATAAAATCAATTGGTATAAAAGCAATATCGGATTCGTTTATATCGTCAACCACCTCATAATTTAATTTTAACTTACTCAAAAATATATCGTACAAATCCATTTCAGGTGGAACGGATTCATAAAATGACATAATTTTTTCCAATTCTTTGATATTATAAATAAAAATCTTCATACTTATTAAATATAAGTTTATATGTCCAATAATAAATCTTTCTACATATTAAATATTGATACCGAATTAAATTCGGGATTATTACCAATCTATATAAATGATAATGAAATAATTAATAACGACGTAATTAAATTTGACGATTATAAATTTTTAAGGTCTCAATATTCTTTAGAACTTGTTTTACACAATATGTTTGGGTTACATCCAAATTTAACTCAAGATTACAAAACTTCTGATATTGTTTTTACACCGGTTTATTTATTTTGTTCTGCTTGGGTAAAAAAATATTTTTACGATGTTAATCAAATTATTAATAAAATAAATTTAATCTTACCTTTAATCAACCAATGTATTAATGATGGTAAAAAAGTGATTTTCGTATATTCAGATGTTATGTGGGAAGATAACAGATGTTTCTTAAATTATTTTAACTTTCACGAAAATGTTTATTTTGTTTGTTATGAAGATATCTTAAGTCATAACAATCAAATTCCCGTCCCTTATTGTACCCATATTAAACAAAACCCAAAAGATTATATTATACCTAAAAGTATTAATAAAAAGTACTTGATAAGTTATGCCGGTAGATATCGTGAAGAGATTGAATATTTTGACAACATAGAGGTGTTAAACACAAATAAAATTATTGATGACAAATGGATTAGTATTAATAATGAAACAACTTACGACGAAATAGATGAACTTTATTTGAATAGCCATTTTTCATTACATCCACATGGAGATAAAAAATCAAGAAAAGGATTTTATCATAGTTTATTACTCGGATGTATTCCGGTTGTATTTGATGACAATTATGAAATATATGAAAAAGTATTCAAGGAAATTATTAATCTTGAAGACATTGCAATAATTTTAAATAAAAATGAAAAAAATTTTGAGGACGTATTGCAAAAAGAGTTATTGAATATTGATTCTAAAATAGAAAATATTAATAAAATAAAGAATTTATTACTTTATGATGAGAGTGATTTATCAATAGTTGATTTTATTATAAATAAAATTAAATTTTAAGTAATACAAATATATAAAAGACATGAAACTATCATTAAGTAACTTAGCTTGGGATAATGAGGATAACGACCAAATGTTATCAATATTAAAAAACCATAATATTAACATTGAAGGAGTTTTAACTAAAATTGGTAATTGGGACGAATTAACTAATGATGTTTTATTTAAATACAAAAAACAGTTAGATTCTTACAACATAAAGACCCCCTCCATCCAATCAATCTTTTATAATATAAAATGTGATGGTATCACAGATGAAAAAATTGTTTATAACCATATAAAAAGATTAATCGAAATATGTAAAATATTAGATATTAATGTTATGGTTTTTGGGTCTCCAACAATGAGAAACGGAGTAATCGATGATTCATTGTCATTAATATTTAAAAAAATTGATAACTTACTTAATAACACAAACATTACTTTAGTTATTGAACCTAATTCAAAAATTTATGGGGGTAATTATTTTCATAACTTAAACGAAATTGTTGATTTTATAAAAAATAATAAATTTGTTAACATTAAAACAATGATTGATACACATAATTTAAAATTAGAAGGTTATGACCCAATTACTGAACTATGTAAATATTATGACTATATTAACCATATACATATTTCAGAAATAAAATTGACACCTATTATAACTTCTGAAACACATATAAATTTCTCAAATGAACTTAAAAAATTAGGATATGATAAAATAATCACATATGAGGTTTTAAAATGTGATAATATTGAATCTGAAATAAAAAAATTTGTTGAGATTTACAACTAAACAACTAAAATAATTTAAATGGCTACGTACAGCAAATCAAAAAACACTAAACCAACACCCACACCTGAAACAACACACAAACCTATTAATAAAAAAGATTTTATTTCCAGTGTTATTAAAAGAAAAACTAAAGACAAATTTTTAACAACTAATCAAAAGAAATATTACGACACTTTAATTGAAAGTGAGATTACTGTTTGTTCCGGACCGGCTGGTGTTGGGAAGAGTTATATAACAATGAAAGCGGCTCTTGATTTATTAGTCGACCCTGAAACTCCTTATGAAAAAATCATAATTGTAAGACCTGCGGTTGAAGCCGAAGAAAAATTAGGTTCGTTACCGGGTAATGTGGAAGAAAAATTAGACCCATATATTTTTCCCTCTTATTATTTAATGAATAAAATTATTGGTAAAGAATCTAGAGAAAAATTAAAAGATGCCGACATTATTGAAGTTTTTGCGTTAGCATTTATGAGAGGTATGAATATAGATAACTCAATTTTGATTTTTGAAGAAGGTCAAAACGCTACACCAAGTCAAATGAAATTACTTCTTACTAGAATTGGTTTTAATAGTAAATTCTTTATATCAGGAGATGTTGAACAATCAGATAAATTTAAAAATAAAACTCATAGTGGATTATGGGATGCTATCGAAAAATTTAGAGACGATGACACAATATCAATTTTTGAGTTTAAAGATAAAAAAGATATTGTTAGAAATCCATTGATTAGTAGAATATTAGACAAGTACGAAGAAAATTAATTTTAACATACTTTCATTATAAAAGATAGGTAAACACAATTTAGTTTACTTATCTTTTTTTTTATATAACTTTTGTTGATATGAGAATTGGTATAGAAATTAATGGAGTGTTGAGAGATACTTTAGGAAAAATTGAACAAACTTATCAGAAATTTTTAATCGATAAAACTGATGGTATTGAAGACGATGAGTCATTTGAATATAAAATGACTTATCCAATAAATAGTTTAACTTTAAATGAACATTTTTCATTTCCGGATGATGATGAGTTATATTCATTTTTATATGAAGAATTTGCCATGGAAATTTTTGGTCATGCACAATCTTCAGAATATAACACATTTATTGATTTAAACGAAATTTACATATCGTTAAGAGATAACCACGATTTATTAATTGTTTCTGATGAGATAGGTAAATCAAAACCCGCATCCTTATTCTTTTTATCTAAATTTGGGTGTCAATTAGAAAAAGTAAAATTTTACAGTAATTCAACAATTAATTCAATGTGGGATGAATTAGATATTTTACTTACATCAAATCCCGCCTTATTATTGGATTATCCGTCAGATAAAATATTAATAAAATATGAGACGGATTATAATGAGAATATTACCACAATCCATTCTATAAAATCAATAAAAGAATTGGACGATAAATTAAAACAAATTTTAGAATGTTAAAAGTATTAGGAGAAAACTATTATATTGATTTGGATAAAATTGATGATTATGTTCAAATAAAAGCAAAAAAAACCGTCACATCAGGTGACACTGAAGGGACTACCATAAGTATAATTAAATACGAAACAATTAAATTAATGTTAGAAATAGTTATGGATGAACCTGAAGAAATTGATGAACAATTAGGGGCTAAAGGTACTAACAACTTATCAATCCCATTTAGACTAGCATTTAATACTCTATTGTATAAAAAATTAATAAATAAAATATAATAAACATGACACAAGAACAAATTACAAAATTAGAACAGTCGATTCAAAACATGAAAGATAAAAAGTCAAGAATTTATCTTTTAGTTCAAGACACTAAAGGTAATGCAAAAGCTTCAGTCGCTTACATATACGAATTAGGTATGGCATTATTAAAAAATGGATATAACCCAATTATCTTACATGAAACACCTGATTATACTGGTGTGGAAGAATGGTTAGGTGAGGAATATATGACATTACCTCATAAAACAATTGAAGGTCAAAATTTAGAAATTGCACCTGAAGATTTAATTGTTATTCCTGAATTATACGGGTTTGTAATGAGTCAAATCTCAAAATTACCTTGTGGTAAAATTGTATTGTCTCAGGCTCATGACCATATCTTGGAAACATTACAACCAGGTCAGACATGGTCACAATTAGGGTTTTATAAATGTATAACAACCTCTGAAGCACAAAAAGAATATATTGAGAATCTTATGAGAGGTATTTCAATTGATGTTTTAAAACCATTCATTTCTGATAAATTTAAACCAAATACATTACCAGCAAAACCTATCGTCGCTATTCACGCTAGAGAACAAAGAGAGGCTCTTAATATGATTAAAAGTTTCTACATTAAGTTTCCTCAATATAGATGGATAACATTTAGAGATATGAGAGGATTGTCTGTGAGTGAATTTGCAAATGCGATGAAAGATTGTTTCTTATCAGTTTGGATTGACGAAACAAGTTCATTTGGAACTTTCCCATTAGAATCTATGAAGTGTAAAATTCCTGTGGTTGGTTTAGTGCCAAATTTAGTTCCTGAATGGATGAATGAAGACAATGGTGTTTGGGTTAACAATAAAATTCAAATGGTTGATTTTGTTGCGGACTTTTTACAAAATTGGTTGGAAGACAGTATTAATGAAAATTTAGAAACAGAAATCATTAAAACTGCAGAAAATTTAAGTACTAAAGAAGATTTTGAAAAAATTTCAGTGAACTTATTTGAAGGATACCTAAATAAAAGATTGGAATCATTTGAAGAACAATTAAATAAACTACAAACAATAGAAGAATAATATGGAAAATTACTTTGACGTATCAGTTATATTACCGATTAAATCGGCGACCGCACCATTTTTTGAAGATTACTTTAAGAAATGTATTGAATCATTAAATAATCAAAAATTAAAAATTAATGAATTAGTTATTGTTCACACAAATGAAATACCTTTAGTTGAACTTTTAAAAGATTACGATTTTGGTGACTTAAATGTTGTTAAATTAGAATGGGAAAAAGAACCTAATTACGCGGCACAAGTTAATCACGGTGTTAGAAATTCAAAATCTGAATGGGTTTCATTATTTGAATTTGATGATGAATATTCTAACATATGGTTTAAGAATGTTGACATCTACGCAAAAGCATATCCTAATATGGATGCGTTTTTACCAATCGTTGTTGATACAGACCAACAAGGTAAATTTGCCGGGTTTACTAATGAAGCAACTTTCGCGGCAAACTTTACTCCGGAAATGGGTATATTAACTCATGAAACTTTATTAGATTATCAAAACTTCCAATCATCAGGAATGGTAATCAAAAAATCAAAATTTGTTGATTACGGATTAATTAAACCATCGTTTAAATTAACGTTTGGATATGAGTTATTTTTACGATTAACACATAATTCAATTAACATCATGTCTATCCCAAGAATTGGTTATAAACACACTAATTTAAGAGATGGCTCAATCTTTTGGAATTACAAAAATGGTAGAGATGTCTTAACTCCGGAAGAAGTTAAATTTTGGATTGAATCGGCTAAAAAAGAATATTTTTTCATTAATGACAGAGCGATAAAATTTGAATCTCAAGAAGTTTAATGACTGAAAATATTAATTTAACAGGGGATACAAATGTTGAGTTAAAAAAGAAAGGTAGAAAACCAACCCAATTAAATTATTTTGATGTTCGAGAAGAAATGGCTGTAATACGATTTTTAGAGTCCACGTCTTACGAAGAAAAAAATAAAATATACAATGAGTTTTTAAAAAAACCTTTAGACAAAATGATATCTTCAATCATACGAAGATACAAATTATATAGAAAAGACATGGACTTTACGGAGATACATGTAGACACTCACTCGTTTTTAATGACTAAAATAGATAAGTTTAAACCTTCTCGTGAAAAGAAGGCTTATTCTTATTTTGGTACAATATGTAAAAACTATTTGATGGGTCAAATAATTAAAGACCAAAAAGAAACAAATAGAAAAATATCTTATGAAGATATTTCAACTAATTTGGAAAATAATGAAAACTTTGCCTATTACATAGAAAATGACGGACTAGATTCTGAAAAAGTAATTAAACACTTTTTAATTGAATTAGACAGATTTATCAAAGAAGAAAATCTATCAGAAAATGAAATAAAGTTAGGTCACGCTCTTTACGACATTTTTGAAAATTATGACTCAATATTTATTGGTAACGATAATAACAAGTTTAATAAAAATATTATTTTATTGTCTTTAAGAGAAATGACCAATCTTTCAACTAAAGAAATTAGGGGTTCAATGAGAAAATACAAAAATATGTATTACACATTAATTCAACAGATGGTTAACTAAAAAATAATAAATTAAATATTTATAATTATGGCAAGACCGACAAAAAAAGAAATTAATTTAAGTAAAGAATCAATGTTATCATTGATGCAGGAAATCTACAATGAACTTGTGGAACAAAGAAGTACGGCTATTAGAATTCAAAACAAAATGTTAACAATGATGAAAGAACCTGAAGACATGACTTTAATTGGTCCGGTTATTGAAAAACAACAAAAAATTATTAATGATTGTGTTGAAAAAAAATTAACCCTATCTAAATTACAATCAAGTATGTGGGAAAAAACAAACAACAATGATGATGGTGGAGGATTTTCTATTACTGATTTAGGTGTTGACGACGCAATGTTAAAAACTCTAATCGAAAAAGACGCATCTAAATCAGAGGGTTCTTATAAAATGAAAAAATAATTTGTTATGGCGTCATTAGATTTAGGTGTTGATTATAAAAAAATACAAGACAAGGTTACTGCTACCAGAAATTATAATGAGTTAAAAACTCAATATGATGATACTAGAAGACAAGCGGGCGAAACTTTTGAACAAAAAAAAGCTGCTGTAACAGGTCAACTTGGTAAAATCAAGGAACAAACTAAACGTTATCAAAAAGAAATAAAAAATCAATTTGAACAACTTTTAGATTTAGCAAACACTACCGGAGGAGTAGGGAGTGGTTCTCCAAGTTATATTAAAAGATTATTAATCACCGCTCTTAAAAATATTGAACCTAAACTTTCTCAAATAGCGTTAGAAGAATCTATAAATGCTGTAGGTTGTGACCAGCAACAGGCATATAACGGAGGCTCTACTTATTATATTAAAGTTAAATCGATAGATTTATTAAACATTCTAACTTTAGACCCAAAAACTGAAGGTAAACCTTTATATGAAAAAGACCCAATATTAGTTCAAGATTATCCATTTTCTATGAATAAAGAATTATATAGGTTAATTCAAACGGGTCAACCATATTCCGCGGATAATGGTCAAAATTATATAGGACAATCAGGTCAAGATTTATTTGATATTCAATACCTTGAATCAAGACCAGATACCGGTGAAACCGGTCCTTGGTTTAAAGTTGATTTATCTAACAGAGTTAATGGTGTTAATAAAGTTGGCACATTTTTAGTTGATTATTACAAAACAGTTAGAATTACTGAACCAACTAATATGATGGCATCAATTATGGAATCATTAAGTGGTGTAGTATCAATGAACGCCAGTGCTGGTGTAGGACAAGTTGAAGACCAAAGTAAATTTGATATTTTAATTCAACGAATTCTTGGATTATGCTTTGATAATAGAAGTGAAATAGATGTTAGTGGTATTGCCAAAGTACCTGAACTTGATGGTGTAGATGAAACATTTTTTGAATTTACCGACATTGATTTAAGAAAGGTAGACCAAAGAGTTACTAATATTAAAAATAAAGTAATAGAATTAGAAGAGTGTGATAATATATTATTACCGGTTGATTTTCCCGCAGTTATTGCTCAAATTAATAATTTAAATTTAATTGACAATAATAGCGATTTCATAAATGCTGCAGATAATTTAACGCAAGTACTCGCAGATAATCCTCAATGGGGTGCGGGTATTCAAACCAACGCTCAAGCCGCGTTAAATTTAAATTTTATTAAATTAATTGCTCAAGGTATTGCCGGAGCGTTTTTGACACCTAAAGTATTATTACCAATATACGTAATGTTAAAAGCAATAGGTCAAGAAACGACAGATGCAATAAAAGGGTTGGTTGATTTTGCAAAACAATTTAAAAGATTCGCAATAAATTTTATTTCAAAAATAGGTGCATTATTTGTTCAAGAATTATTTGAATTAATTAAAAGAGATATCTTATTATTAATTCAAAGAGTGATTAGTGATATTGTTAGGGAAAAAATTGATAAAAGAATTTCAATGATTCTAAAACTTATTCAGTTATTGTTAATTGTTGCGTCTTTTATAAGTGATTGGAGGAAGTGTAAAAGTGTTGTGGATGAATTATTAGCTCTGTTAGATTTAATAACTAGTAGTTTAGGTTTTGGTGGTCAAATCCCTTTACCATTATTATTCGCATCACAACTATTAGATGGGTATTCAGAATCAAGAGCGTTTGTTGGAGCAATTGAAGAGTTACAAAAAATAGGTGTTCCAACGGGAGCATTACCTGATGGTAGTCCTAATTTAGATGTTTTAGGTAAATTTGGACAAATGAAAGCTATGGCGAGAGAAGATTCTGACAATAATAAGGTTCAAATGGCCATTGGTCCATTAACCATAACCCCAGCTGGTTTAACAGTACCATCAAGTGCTTTTGGTAAAAAATTATAATTATGACTAATATTGAAAAATCCGAAAAAACAAAAAATATAATTAAAGATTATAAAAATTCATCAAACAAAGATTTATCATTTGCTATGGATTTTATTCAAGAAGATTTTACGTTAACTAAAGAATCGTTAATAAAATTAACTCATCATTTAGATAAATTAGAATTAACGTATAATACTATTTTAAAAGAATATCAATCAAGAACAAAGAAAAATGGTCAGTAATCAAATAATTTTTCCCGGAATAGTACTTAATAATCAAGACCCTATGATGTTAGGGAGGCTTCGTGTTATACCTGAAACTAAAAATTATCAAGATATAATAGCGTCAATCCCAAATTGGAATGAAGAAACTGACCCTTGGACATCAAGAGACCCTTTAATTTGTTTATCATTATTACCGTTTTACGTTAGTCAAGTACCTCTTAAAGATGAATATGTTCATATAATTTATTCTAATAAAGATTTTCCGTTTACTAATCAATTTTATGTTCAAGGACCTTTTTCATCCCCAATGATAAGTCCGTTTGAGAATTATCAAGGTGCTAAAAAATTCTTAGCATCAGGTGATAGAATCGCTCAAGGTATCTCAATTAAAAACCAAGTAGGGGCTTATAGAAATCAAGGTAGTGTTGGAGTATTTCCTGAACCAGGTGATAACGCTTTGTTAGGTAGAGGAAGTGCCGATGTGGTGGTTAAAGAAAATGAAGTATTAATTAGAGCCGGTAAAACTAAACGATTAGTAAAAGACCAACTACCTTTAGGTAATGTTAATAGAGCGTTCCTTCAGTTATCTAATTTTACACAACAGAAAGTAACTAAAGACCCTGAAGGTATTACAAGATTAGTTGAACAGGTAAAAGTTGTTAAAAAAATGATTATATGGAACATTGATAATTTAGAAAATCTTCAAGGTGCATTCAATGGTTCTGTTGGTTTATATAATGTAATTCCAAGTGTTAGTGTAAATAGTACAAATTTTAAATCAGATACTATCACACAATTATCCGTTGGAACAAATTATGGTTCACCATTAGAGGAAATAAAATTTAATAGTAAAACCTTTGATGAAGCATCAAGTATTATTAATAATTTTGTACAAGGTGTGTTTAGTGGATTCATTAATATATCAGGTTACACAGTTAATAACCCCCAAAATTTTGCACCAAACGTAACATTCCCATTGGTTGTTACACCATCAAAATTAACATATACAACAGGTAATAAGTTTTCACCTAACGACCTTGTTAGTGAAGTTGCTGAATACGTTAATTATGTAAGATTTTATGATAAGATAACATTAGACCCTGCAAGTAAAAAATACAAAGGATGGTTTTTAGTTTGGGAAAATAAATCAGGTAAACCAATTCTTGGTCCACAAGCCGATTTAAAAGAAGAAATAGTTATACCGACAGAGTTTATTCCAGCAGATATTACTTATAGTATTATGGGTTCTCAACGTATGTATTTCTTATCTCAAGATTCGGCAGGTCCTAAAGGTAAAATATCATTAAGTCAAACTTTATACGGAATACCTCAAGATAAATTTATTGGGGATGAAAATAGTATTCTTAATCAAACATACCCTGTTGTTAGAGGAGATGAGTTAATGGCGTTGCTTAGAAAAATATTTTCATTTGTTACCGGACACGTTCATCCGGTGGCCACAATGGCACCTGTTCCGGTCGCTGCAGGTAACGGACAAACATCCGCAGAAATCAACGCAATCCTTGCAGATGCAGAAAATACCATCTTAAATCAAAATATTAGAATTAATTGATATTTATATGTAAAACATATTCATGTCAATAATTAATTCATATTTCAGCAAGAACAATACCCTAATATCAAATAGCTTCACTAATACAGGTAGAAACCCTGTAATGGAACTATTCTATGGTAATGTTGCAACTACTCAATACCCAAATAACTATAGTCGTTTTATTTTTGATTTAGATTTAACTTTATTAAAACAACTAATTTTTAATGGAACTATAACTACAGGGTGTACAGACAATATGACGCATACTTTAAGAATGACAAATACGTCTACTTTTGATGCTGAACTATTAAACACTCTAACATCTCAAATGAGAATGAGAGCCACTTCATTTGATTTAATCTTATTTAGAATTCCTTATTTAAATAATAATCCATCAACACCTCAACTTTGGGATGAAGGTGTTGGATATGATTTTGCGGATTTAATTTATCAATATAGTGAATCAGATAAAAACTTTTCAAATAGACCGTCAAATTGGTTTCAAACAACCACAATTGGTGTTTGGCAACAACCGGGGATTTATGATAATAGAAATTTAGGACCAATTCCTTTTAGTGGAATTACCATTGTGGATACACAACATTTTGAATTTGGTAATGAAAATATTGCTTTCGATATGACGGCAGAAATTAATGGTGTTCTAAATGGTACAATACCTAATGTATCTGGATGGGGAATTGCTTACAAACCTCAAGTTGAAAATCTTACAGGTCTTACTGATAATTACGAAGTACAATTTTTTACTCGTCATACACAAACATTCTACGAACCATATCTTGAAACAAGTTACAATGATTTAATTGAAGACGATAGAAATCAATTTACTTTAGGTAAAGTTAACAAATTATATTTATACCTATTTGATAACGGTAACCCAATAAATTTAGATTACCCACCAAATGTAGATATATTAGATATGATGGGTGATGTAATTCCGGGACTATCCGGATTAACAACGTGTCAAAGAACACGAGGAGTTTATGAGGTTGTTATACCACCTCTTATGGGGTATCAAACCCCTTGTACATTCTCTGATAGATGGTACAACATAAGTTATAATAACTTCCCACTTCCACAGGTATTAAATGATTTTACATTACAACCATTTAAAAACGCAATCCAAATGGGGGTTGTATCGGCAAACCCATTATTATACGGATTTGATTTTTACGGATTAAAACAAGACGAACAAATTGTAAATACGGATACTCGTAAAGTAGGTGTGATTATTAAACAAGCTTACACCACTCAAAATTTATTATTAAACGTGGACGCTTCATATAGAATTTATGTTAAGGAGGGGACAACAGAAGTACAAGTTCAAGGATGGACAAAAATTAATAGAACACCTAACGAATACTACTTTATATTTGATAGTAGAGACAAAATACCAAATGAATATTTTATAGATATACAAGTAATAAGTAGTGGTGAAATAAATACATATAAACGACAAATTAAATTTCAAGTTGTAAATACAAAGTATTTGCAATTATAAGATATTTATAAATAAAAAAACTATGGCATATAATGTTAACGTAACAGCAACAACTTGTGGAGGAGATTCACAATTAATTATTTTACCAGGTAATGTAGGATTTGACGAAAGTAAATTTTATCAATTACCAACAGGTGAATGTGTATCATTAACTTCAGGTGATACCGTATCATTTTACGCAAATTCAATGATACTTGCCGGACCATTTGACACTTGTGATGAATGTGCTGAACCAATTATTGCTAATAATGGTGGTAATGGAGGATTAGTATGTGAAGACAATTGTAGTGGAGGAACGTTTACTATTGTCCCACCACATCCGGTTTACACAAATGGACAAAATCAAGCTATCGTACAATTAAACGCCATCACAATTGGTGGTAATGGATTAAACGCATAATAATATGAAAAGAGTGGTTAAATTATCAGAATCTAAATTAACTGAATTAGTTAAACGAATTATGTCTGAACAAGATAGTGAAAGATATATGTTTTTTAGTAATTTAGAACAAATTCATAGACAAACAGGTTTGTTATTAGAATTAAATAAAAACACTGTTGAAAGTGTTTTAGATGGTGGGCACGATTGGGCTCAAGACCACGTATCGACCGCAAAAGAAAGCCTTGACCAAGTTTTTGATTTTATGATGAATGAAACTAAAAATGAAGACAATATAACTGTTTTAGAACAAGATTATTCTTCAGACACTGAAAGACCTACAAGTGACAGAGAACGTCAAGTAAAGTCATTGTTTGGTGATAAATACGGACAGTATATTCCTAACGATGTTATTAGATATATTAGAAAGAGCCCTGCTCAGTTCATTAAGAAAATTTATCAAATGTACGGAGACAAAGTTTATGATTATTTAGATAAAGCAAAACGTCAAAGTAATGATGAGGTAGTTTCTGAAGGTAAAAAGAAACCCGGTACTAAATTATGTGCTCGTGGTAAAGCGGCCGCTAAATCAAAATTTAAAGTTTACCCTTCAGCTTACGCAAACGGGTACGCTGTACAAGTGTGTAAAGGAACTAAACCCGGATTAGACGGAAATAAAAGGTGTTCATCACCATATTGTTAAAAATAAAAAACCCCCATTAATTGGGGGTTTTATTTTATAGATAATATTTCTTATTATTTTTGGTTATTTAAAAAATTTGCGTATCTTTGTCGTGTTAAAATTATTAAGATGATAAAATACATAAAACGAAAATTAAAACGTAGAGCCGTTAGAAAAAAATTATTGGAGTTCCAAATAATTTATGATGTTGTTGACCCTGGTAAGTTAGCGGATATGAAAGATTGTATGTTTATTTTTCGTAATACATTAAAACATCCAAGTTCTATCTATGAAATTGCACCACTATCTTCACACAGAATTATTGAAAATAAAAAATTGGGAGTGTTTGTAGTATTAGATGATAAAAAAATAACAATCATTAATCACGTTTGTTATTATAGTAACATTTCCATGACCGATAGAGATTGGAAGAAAATGGTTAGAATGTTCGATAATAGGGTACAAGAAAATCGTATGAGAAGAATTGACCAAATGAAATCACAAGTTGAACATTCATTATCAAAATTAAAGAATAAAATTTTACTTAAATCAAAAACCCCTACTATCGAGTAAGGGTTTTTTTAAATTCTTCTTTTAATACTTTTTTAATTATATTTCTTAATGATTCATTTTTTGAGGGGATTTTTAGTTCATTTGGGACAACATCTTCTATAAGGGTGTCTTTGGTTATCTCAATCCATTCATTAACCGTATTAACATCGTATGTATCAATGTGATATGTACCATCAACACCTTTTTCCCACATACCAACAACGGTGTCCCTATTACCTTTTAATGTTTTACTTTTACTTTTATTATTAAATTCAGATTCAAGGGTATTAACAAATGGGTCTAATTCAGATTTAATCCATTTTCTTAATCCTAATTCAATAGGACCATTGTATTCTCCGGCACTAACAGAAGTGGTGTTTTCATCAATAGGAACAATTTTCTTACCTTTACCGGGAGTTTGATTTAATACCCCACCTTCCTCATCATTTTGTTCAGGATGTTTTTTTACGTATTTGGCCATTTTTCTTGACTCTCTCTCTATTTTAGATATTTTAGATTTTGGTGTACTCATTTCACCATCATAACTATCAAACGATAATTCCGCACTATCATATTTTGAAGTAGGAACAACAAAAGGTTGTAGTTGTTCTTTATTGAACAACCTAACACCCGGACTTAAAGGAACTCTAACTTGTCCTGACCCACGATGACTAGTCGCCTCTTTAATTTGTTTTTTGTTATTTTTATCCATATACTTATAAATATACAAAATTTTAATTATGGAACAACAACAAGAACTATTCGGAAAACTATTTAACACAATCCCATTGTATAACGAAGACCATTTAGATGTCCTACTATCAACAATGGATAAAGAACAATCAATCTATATCCTAACACAAGCAGTTAGTTTTGCATTCCATTCAGGAATCTTTTCATTGGGCGAATCTGAAATTATTTCAAAATCAATAAGAACTTTAAATAAAGTTGAAAAAAATGTTGTGGAATAAATAAAAAAGTATTACATTTGTAATCTAAAACATAAACACTATGAAAAAATTATTATTACTATCCGTATTATTTATTGGAACATTATCATTTGGTCAAACAAAACCAAAAACAAAAGACGTTGACAAAGAAGCCAACGTCTATTTAGATTCACTATCTAAAGTTCATAAAGTAAAAATCTGTTCAATTAAAGAGGTAAGATTAAATGGTGTAATAACAACATCAATCGGTTACTCCGATAAAAATGGTGACTTAGTTTATAAAATTATTAAACAAGAAAAAGTTAAAAAAGATTAACATTTACCCGTTAATGTATAACCCGTTTTACCAACCGGAGAATAAACAATAACATCAGAATCCCCCGTTTTATTATCGAACGGGGTTATAACTGATGAAGGACTTATATTATAAATCACAAATTCTCTAACACCTCTACTATATAATTTTTGTAATTGTTGAACACCATTATAAACCTCAGATTGACTCATATCTATAAGTTGTTGTGTTTCAGGTATTGCTACACCCGAATTAAGTATTTGTTTCATTAAATCATCAAAACTTTTAACTTGGATAGTAACTATTTTATTACCACTAACTGCGACTGTTTTATATAATTTAGTTAATTCAGCAACATATAATGGGACATATTTAAAATCACCATATTGATGAGGTGCGGTTGCGACATACCCGGTATCTTGAACAATAACACCTTTTTTGTTTTTAACAATCATTCTATCCGGAATACTACCAGTATCAAATGTTAATAAACCTTTACCTTGTAATTTATCGTTTGCTGTTATATAATTTTTTGCGGCATCCCCTGTTTTACCTGTAATACTTGCCGACCAATCACATATACTTTTAACATTTCCCACTTCTCCAGAACCTTGAACATCAAAAGTCACAAATTGTTCTTTTTTATATTGTTTAATTTTTTCCGGATTTTTATTATCACCTTTTGTTTTGTCGTATGGTGTTTTACCTATGACAACCTCACTAACATTTACAGGGTTTTTAATAACTAAAGTCCCATTTTTAATTAATTCAGGAAATAATTCTTGGAAATATTGTTTAACTGAATTTGCTCTCGCTAAGGCTAAACTTCCTTTCTCTTCAAACCCCTTTGGATTTGTAACATTTGATTCTCCAGCACTAATGTTAACTACAAAATTTTTACCACCACTATTTTTAATAAATTCTTCTATTTTTGGTTTTAATGACGCAATCGCATTTTTAACTGTATTTGATTGATATTCACCAAATTTAAATTGGTTTCCTATATTTTGTTTTGGAAATGATGTTTTTGAAGTTGATTGTGTTGATGAAACCCCACCTATCTCGTTAAACGATTGTTCCGACATCAAGTATTGTTTTTTTGTTGCATTCTCGTGAAGATTTAAGATTCTATTTTTCTCTTCACTCGATATTTCAAATAAATTTTTCATAATTTTCTTTTAATATAAATACTTTGTTATTAATTAAATTTCGTTTTTTTCCAAAAAAAAAAGGGACATATAGTCCCTTTTTCTTAAATATTTTAAGATTTTGATTATCTCAATTCTCTTAAATCGAATGTTCTAACACCATCAACTGTGATACGTCCGTAGAAACGGTTGTTAACCATTTTCTTAGCGTAACGAGTCATAATACCTTTAATAGGTGTAAAGTTGAATGGGTTGTACATTGTTGGAGTTAATTGTAACGGTACGTATGGTGCGTAGATGTAACCTGTGTCTAACAATGATGTTCCTTTGTGTCCAATTAACACTTGGTTAGCTGGGAAGTAAGGGTCACGGTAAACTTGGTAACGACCTGCTAATGTACCTACTCTTTCAATACCCATGTTGTATTGGTCTTGCTCAGGAGACGCATTAGATACGTGGAAGTACTCTAAATCATCAAAGATAGCAGAAACTTCAGAAGAAACAACAATCCAGTTTGCTCCACCTCTCAATGTAGATTTGTGGATTTGTGCAGACAATTGGTTGATTGCTGTAATTAATGTTTGATTCCAATCTTTTTGAGTATAAGAAGTTGTTTGAGAAATTCTTCTCCAACCATTATAATCCCAACGTAAGTTCCATGCTGCACCTTTACGTAAATCTCTTAAGATTTCACGGTCGATTTCAGCCGCAACTTGTTCAGATAATAAAGCTGTTAATTCAGCTTCAGCATCGATGTTGTGGAAAGCCGCAACGTCTTGAGCTAACTCAGGAGACCATTGTGCTCTTAATTTTCTTTCTGTAACAGATACAGTAACTGAATCTAAGTCGAAAGAAACCTCACCGATTTTATCTTCAAATTCTAACTCTTCGTAACGTCTGAAAGCCGCTGCGAATGAAGTAGTTGGTAAACCTTGAGAAATTGTAGTTCCTGTGTAACCATCTAATGATGTAGAATCACAATCAGCACATACTGGACAAGATAAATCTACTTCTAACCAAATACAACCATCAGCGTCACATACGTTTTTGAATGTACCACCGTTACCTGTATTAGATGCAGTACCTGCTGGATTACCACTTGGGAAGTAAGTTTGTGTTGTGTTACCATATTTTACAATACCTCTACCATAGATTTGAGTTACAACTCTGAACAATAATGCTCCTGTTGAAACTGTACATGGAGAACCTGCAGCAACTGTTAAACCAGAACCTGTATAGATAATTAAATCAGATAAGAAAGATTCTGTATCCATTTCGTTACCATCAGGACCAATTAATTTACCAGCACCTGTGTCAGCAAAACCACACATTTTAACGATAACTTTTCTTGTGTTACCTGAAGCAATTACTGTTGCTCCGTCAGTTGTTCCAGAAATTGTAGCATCAACTAAAACTCCACCTGTCCATTTTTGGATAGTTGTAGTAGCAGTGATTGCTGACCAACGACCTTTAGAGTAGTCAAATAATCCCGGAGGGTCTAATTGAGCTTCATTACCTTCATAGAATAAATCATAAAGATTTTTTTCATATACAGGATTATAAGTTCCTGAACCTGTAGTATAACCTGCGTTTGGATTACCAGCCGTTCCATTTGGAGAAGGCATTGTACCATCACTGTAGTTACCCGGAGCCCCTATTGGTGCGTAGTGTTCACCTGAGTATTGACCAGCAATACCATCTTTATATCCTTGGATTTTTGGTACAAAGTAGAATAATTTACCGATTGGTAAGTTCATAGCTTGTACAGAAACGATGTCATTCGCTAATAATTTAGAGAATACTCTTCTTACGATTGGGAATACAACAGTTTCAAATGAACCTGAAGACCCGTCAGAAGTTGCTTCGTTTATTAAGAAAGACGCTTGGTTCTCATATAATTGAGCTACGTTTTCTCTTAAGTGACCTTTAAGACCTTCAAGAAATCCTAATTTGTCCCATTTATTAATTGTGTCCTCTTTAATAACTTTAAGGTGTTTTAACCCGATGTTACCAACTAGACCTGATTCTAATAATGCTCCCATTTTTTTGGTTTTTATTAATTTTTTAGTTTATTTTTATTTTAATTTTGACATTAAATCTTTCATTCTCAAGAACTGTGGATTCTCATATGTTTTAGATTCAATTAAGTTAACTGCTGAACCTGTTGAAGGTGCTTTAGCAATTGTTCTTTCTAATGATTCATTCATAGGTTGAGAAGTAGTCCCTGTAAGTTCATCTTTAATGACTTTGTATAAGTTTTTAGATTCTTTAATGTTTTCCACACCGTCAAATCTTCTTAAGATATTTATTTTTTCTTGTTTTGATGTTGAATGTTCAGTAAACAAACGAGTAGCATAAGCTAAGTTTGAATTAAACACCGCAACTTCATTTAATTTATTTCTAAATACGTTAAGAGCTTTTCTGTATTCTTCATTCTTTTCTCTTAAAACTTTTAATTCACTTGTGTTTTGGTTCTCTTTGATTGCAGTATTAAAAGATGAGTGTGCTCTTGGTTTTGGTAACCCACCTCTTCTGAAATTACTTCCACTACCTAATGTACGAGAAGCCTCTTTAGGTTCAACTTTTTTAGTTGTATTAGCAATTTTAGTAGATTGCTCTTTTGTTTCTGTTTTTTTAACAGATTTCATTTTTCCTTCAAGATTTTCACCTTCTTTATATTCAAATTTAGCTTTACCTGTTCCCATTGTTGGATTAACTGATTTTTTCACAGTTTTAAATCCACCATTTTGATTAGGTTTTGCATCATATTTAAATTTACTTGGATTACCCATTCCGGTTCCTTTTGGTTTTACAGACATTTTAGATTCCATCATTGTTTCATCATCCATGCCCATGTCGTCTTGTTCTTCTAACTCTGAATCATCTTCGTCATCAAAAGAAATTTCATAAACGATTTCTTCATCGTCTATTTCTTCTTCTTCGTCAAACATCATTTCATCACTTTCTCCAAATTCAGAATCTTCGTCGTCGTTATCAAATACTTTAGAGATAATATCTTCGATACCTTCAGAATCCATGTCCTCTTCTTCGTCCTCGAAGTCCATATCGTCTTCTTCGTCAAATTCTTCGAACATATCTAATTCATCTTCACCTTCACCAACAATCATATATTCTTTGTCGTTCTCTTCGTCTTTTAAACTGATGTTACCAGAATCATCTTTAGTAACAACAATATTGTCTTCAGGTCCCATCAATTGGAATACACGTAAGATTTCTTCATCATCTTCTATGTCAGTAAGGTCTATGGTGTCTTCATCATCCATATCCATATCCATATTATCAGTATCCATGTCATCTTCCATATCCATATCAACATCTATGTCGTCCATTTCTGTATCGTCCATATCAGTATCCATATCCATGTCATCCATGTCAACCTCAGTGTCAATCTCCTCATCATCTTGTTCTGTAAGAGATTCTTTTACTAGTTCTTTGATTTCTTGCGACATTGTCGAAGCAAGTATTCCTTTTGCATTTTCCGCTACCGCCTCTTCCAAATTTTTCATTTGGATGATAGCTTCTTCAACTAAAGATTTTTCTTTTGCCATTTGTGTTTAAGTTATTTTAATATATAAATATCTCCCATTATCAAAAAAGTATTAATTTTACTAATTTGATAATGAGTTTTTTATAACAATAAATATTACAAAAAAAATAAAAGCATAAAAAAAGGAGACATTTCTGTCTCCTTAATTAATTATTGAATATAAATTATTATTCTATCACTTCATCAATTTTACTTTCAACAATTGCGGTGATTCTCCATTCCATAGTATAATGCTCAAATACTTTTGTTACTTTTGCCTCTACATCAGTTGGGTTATAACCACTCACTAATTTTTCTTCTCTTAATTTTTTAATCTTTCCCGACTCGTTATCAACTGAGTCCAATGTGATTTTTGCAATGAAATACTTTTCGTCCATAATTTTTTCTATTTAGTTTAATATCCTAAATAATCGTTTAATTTTTTCATTAAGTCAAGTGATTTGTTTCCTGAATCACCAACATGTCTTTCAACACTCATTTTTTTCTCTTCTTCTAAGTTCTCATCGTATAGATGTTTATCATCTTTATTCAAGAATAGATATGCCCCCGGAGTTGAAGGTGAGGACACCAAGTCAAAACAAATTAATTCAAAATCGTCTTGTACTTCATTTTGTTCACCAATCTTTTTAAGAGAACCTACACCTCTTGATGATATACCTAATGTAACCCCTTGTCTTAAATAATTTGCCGCCAAATCTCCTTTAGTTGAGCAAATACCACTTTCGTGATATCCCGGTGATGTCAATAATTTAATCTTTCCCATTAGGACATTACCTTCCCACCATACTTCGGTGATTGCGTGAGAAACTCTATCTAAATCAATTAAAGATGATTCCGGGTGATTTAACTCTGAAAGAGCCGTCCCCTTTTTAATCATTTTTTTATAATTATCAGCTTCTCTTTTTAATATACGTTCAGGGTATAGTCGACCATTTCTATTTGGTGTATCATATTTTTGTAATACAGCATAAAATTCAAATGGTTTTGAGTGGTCTAACATTTCATTAGATTCTCTTATTAATGTTTCGTTACGATTATCCTTTGGATTAATATATCCGGCATCGTATTCAACTAATATACCTTTTCCTGATTCGTTCGGTTGTAATATTCTTAAACTCATTTTAAATGTTTTAATAATAAATATTAAACATTATCGATTTGTAACGTATCTTTAACGGATTTGATTTTTTTAGTTAGATAAAACTTAAAATAATTGTTGTCATAAAAGTTATCATTGTAGATTTTATTTGTAATTTTTAATAATGTATCTTTAATTTGTTTTGATTTAAAATCGAGGTTTTCTTCTATAACATAGAAATTGACTTCTAAATTCATAAATGATTTTTTACCCAAATTTAATCCACTTGACCTTAAATCTAAATCTACAATAAATTTTGTATCAAAAATTTTATTATTTAACGACTCGTAAACCGAGTGTTTAACGCCTCTACTTAAATTTAAAACAGTCCTCGACCAATTATCAGATTCATTGATTGGTTCGACCCATGTTTGTATGTTTAAGTAAAGTGATTTCAAGTTTACAGAATCAACTGTTCCATAAACAACTTTCGCGGTTTTGAAACCTGTTAGTTGAGAGGTTTTCCCCTTTTTCATTAATTTTCATATTTTTCCTTTTATTTTTAAAAAAGATAGGTAAAATAAGGGGTCAGGTCAAATTTTTTGTTATTTTGATATATATGTTATATATGTTAATAGTTAAATTAGATAAAAATACGCCAATAGAGAAAGCACTGAAACTCTATAAAAGTAAAGTTATCAAGACACGTCAAAGTTCTGAACTTAATAAGCGAAAAGAATTTATCAAACCTTCCGTAAAAAAAAGAAACGTGTTAGCGAAGGCTAAACACGTTCAATTAAAATATTATTCGGATAACGATTAAAGATTCTCGTTTAAACTTTTAAGTTTAAAATACGTTAATTTGTCGTACTTCTCTGATAACACTTTTGTAAGTGTTTCATCAATTCTAGTTTTCACTGAATTATCTTCGGACGAATTCTTCATTGCTGTTAATTTATCAACAACATTTTCTTTAAGGGTGTTATATTTCACTGACAATTCACCATCATCTTCAGATAACAATTTAACTATTTCAGCTTTGTCAGATTCACTTAAAGTGTCTATATAGTTTTTAATAGTTTTATTAGCCACACTAACCATAGTTGATAATGGAAGTTCAATTCCTTTAGATTCTGTAATTGGAAGTTTTCTTAAATTCTCAATAATTAAATTTTTACTTTTAATTCTTGATTCGATAGTTAAAACATCTGTTGAAAATAAGTTATCAATATTTTCGTATGAGTTATTAGAGTTAGTATTTCTAACCCACATATTTAATTTTTTTAAATCTGCTGGTAAAATTTTATTCACAGCATTTTCATATAGAGTTACACATTCGTGGATGTATTCCCTTGAATATGATTCACTTAAACCTTTTTTAGAGTTTAACTCATCATACATATAGAAAATTTTACTAACATTTTTATTCTCTAATACAAGTTTTTTAAATGTTTTTAATTCTTCTTTAAATGTGTCGTTTTTATACGACTCAAGTAATACGTTTTCTATCTTCGATTTTAATATACCAAACTTTGTCATTTTCTTTTTTAATTATAAATATCAATCATTTAAGATTTTATCCAATTCTTTTTCCATATCACCTAAAGAATTTCTTGCTCGAGATAAATCAATATAAGAATCGTCTTCAGTTAGATTACCACTTTCCAATAATATATTTAGATTATCCCGTTTGACAGATTCGGGAGTTATTTCAGCTTCACCACCCGGTTCAGGTGCTCCACCTAAGTCAGCCTCGCCACCTAATTCAGGTGCACCACCTAATTCAGGACCTCCTCCTAAGTCAGATTCAAGACCTCCTCCACCTCCTCCACCAGGTGGTGGGGCAGGTGCCGTAGCACCAACAGCAGTAGTTCCGGATTTAGTTGCGTATAATTTATCAATAGTATCAAACACACCCGTATGAGTAATGATTGTTGCGGTATTAGTTAATTCCGCACCAACTGCTTTTTCAATACGTTGTTGTTGTAAATCTAATTTAATTTCTTCATCAGAGAATCCTAACACGTGTTTCTTAGCCCATGTAACAGATACCGGAGCGATACCTTCAATAGCCGCAACAGCATCTTTATATAATAAAATTTTCTCTTTCCAAATATCAATTTTTAATAAATCAGCTTGTGATGATGGGTTTGTAAGTGCCAAAGTAAAGTTTGACAATTCATCCTCAAACCCTAATAAAAATAAATGAATAATCGCTATTTTATTCAATTCAGCAATCATTGATTTTTGAATTCTATTAATTGTTCTTGCAAAACGAATATCCATTAAAGATAAATTTTTACCCTCACCCGTTACTTCCTCAAAACCTAAAAATGCTTTAGGGACACGAAGTGCGGTTAATAGTTTCTTTTGGATATATTCAATATCGGCAATCTCCGCCAAATTTTGTGCTCCCGGTAATGTGTCAATTGGACTTGGTGCCGCAGGGTCACGAACAGGGATAAAGTAATCTTGGTCAACAGCCATTTGATTAAATCTCATATCAACATTACCTGTTTTATTATCCACTACTTGACTTCTTTTAAATTTGTTAGCAACACGTTGTACATATGGTTCAACATCTTTATCGTCCATATTACCAACATAAACTTTAAATACACGTCTTTCAGGTGCTCTTGAAGTTCTATAAATTAACATCGCATCTTCTGAAAGTAATAATTGTTTCCAAATACGTCTTGCTTTTTCTAACATAGAAGTACCGTAAGGAAGTTTTCTGTCATCACCTAATAATCTAAAGTGAGCAATCTCCCATGAGTTAAATTCCATGTCTTTAATTTTCCATTTGAAACGTAAACCTTTGTTTTCCGCCGGTTCTTCAACATTTGCTGATTTTGCTGCCATACCTCTTTCCAAACGTTCTATTTCAATGTTTGGTAATTGCATACACCCAACAATACCTTTTTCAGCATCCAATTTTAGATACACGAAGTTATCCCCATATTTACAAGTATTTCTTGTCCACATAGGTAAATTAGTATTTAAATCTAATACGTTGTTAAATAAGTCGGTTAAGATTCCTTTAATTCTTTTTGATTCAGAATAAATCTGTAACATATAACCATTCTGGTCAACAGTTGTTGATTCTTCACCATAGATATCCAAAGCGGCAGAAATTTCAGGAGTATACTCCATCGATTCATAATCATAAAATGAGGCTAAACGAGTTGGTTCATAATATACCGCTTGAGTATATAAATTACTTTCAATTTTAGTCCATTGATTGGCTAGATAATAAGTTTGTTGTGCCTGTAATTTTTCTCTCTCGTATTCATCTTTAGAAGTGGTTTTTAATAATTCCTTCTTATCTAACTGATATACGGGATAATCTTGATTCAATAACGAATTTGGTCCAAATGCTTTGGATAACCTTTGCCAAACCGTTAAATCATTATTTTGATTGTTTTCCATATGAAAAATTTAAATATTTTTTTATTTTAATAAATAGTTTAGATTAACCAAATATCATCATGGGATTGTTGGTGTGGGGGTTGGCGTTGGATAATTAACCGGTGGTACAGGTATTGGGAATGGGTCACAATCAACAATTAAGTTATCACCATTTTCAGCAATAATACGGATAAAGTCCTCAGTTGCTAAGTAACAAATCTCAACAATTGGTGACGGAGTCATTGTAGGTGTTGGTGTAGGTGTTGGTGTACTAGTTGGTGGTGGTGTTGGTGTTGGAGTCGGTGTTGGTTCAGGGGTTGGTGTTGGTGGAAGAGCCCCACTAAATGTATCAACAGTTCTAGGTCTATTAAAATCAGGTTCAAACACTTTAACACTTAAAATATCTTGTCCCGGAACAACCATTCTAGAACCTGCGAAAATTTTACCTGATTTTTTTCGATTTACAAAACCACCTGATTTACCGACACCCAAATTAAGAGTTGCATTTGCATACAAATCCGCATTTGCGTCAAATGTTATACTATTATTTAATGTAGATGTTTTTCTATCGGTAATACCCATTTATGTTTATTTGATAAATATTATCTTGCACCAAATAACCAGCCGTATCTCATATAATCGTCCATACTTATATTACCATTACTAAATTGACCAATTCTTTCTCGAGTATTTGGTATAACAGGATTAAACGCTAATGATTCACTTACATTGTCATTATTAGTAACCGCCCAAGAATCAATCATTGCTTTAGTATGTTCAGTAACTTTAGTCAATTTACTAAAAGACGATTCCGCAACGTAGGTTGCCATCGCAATAGACATAATTAAATCGTCATGATGACCTTTTTGGTGGTCAGGTCTACCATTCATATAAATAAAAGTATTCATTTCATTATATAAACGGGAACTATAAATTCTAAATCCATGTCTCATTACTTCTTCAAACGAAGCAATGATTTGAACCCTTTTATTATTAAAGTTTATTCCCGGAATTTTCTCCGCAGCTTTTGGGTCGTATTTCCATTTGTTTGCCGTGTCAACACCATCAACATATAAATCTTTATAATTCATTTCTTGGAGTTTTCTTGATGTTGAAACACCCATACCTCCCGTGATATCAATTACCACAAAACAAGAATAGTTTGTCGCCCATTTATGACAAATTTCCGCCATAGTGTCGGGAGGTAATTTACCCACGTACTCAGCAACTTGTTCTTGAGTGTCAAAATCTACAATTTGGAATGAACTAAAATCTTCAGAATCCCCACGAGAAACGTCGACACCCATAATATATTTATGACCAATCACAGGTTCTTTCCAAATCCAAAGAGCATTACCCATTAATTTTGATATAGGTTCAAGAATCATATTCTCACGAATTTTTTGCATCATAAGTGAATCAAATACGTTATCCCCCGAACCTAAGAAGTTACATTCTAACTCCTGAGATACTTTACGTTTATCATATTTTAATTTCTTAACCATCGCCTCAAACCAACTTGAACAAGGTTTGTAACCGGCATCCATTAGAACTCTTAATTCTTTATAATTTCTATGTTCATAAGGTATTTTAGCCCAATCAAGAAATTCATCCGGATTATAATCTTCTTTATTTAATAGGAAATGAATTATATCATCAGTTTTAACTAAAAATAAATCTTTAGTATAACGTGGGTCACGATACCAAAACATCTCAGTAATTTTGAAATCATTCATATTACGTAACGCTTGGTCGTATATTTCATAGTAAATTGGGTCGTATCCGTTAGGTGTTGAAACAACAATTACTTTACCCCCCGTAGATAGGGACGCCATACAAGCAGCCCAAAAGTCACTGTCGGCTTCGATAAACGCCGCCTCGTCAAATACAAGTATTGTAGGTGTAAATCCACGCAAGGCATCCTTAGATGTCGCAACGGCTTTAACCTCACAACCATTTGTTAATTTATAATGTTTTTGGGAATTTTTTGCTTTATCAAAATCCACACCGGTCCAAGACGGCCATTGAGCAACGAACGCTTTTATTTTATTTGCCATCTCCAATGAAGTATCCAACTTATTGGCAATAATCAATATTTTCTCGGGGGTTTCTTTTCTTGCGAATACAAGTTTACGAGACATCCAAGCCGCGGTAACTGTTGATACCCCGGCCTGTCTGTACTTTAATGCTATATTCTCATTGTATTCCTCGTAATCTTCTAATAATGATAATTGGTCCGGGAAAAGTTCTAATGGAACATATTTTTTAACCGTATTATCATATGTTTCTAAATACGTTCTAAGTGCGTATTCAACATCTCTATTACATTTTACGTATTCAATTAATACTTGTTCTTTTGTTAAATTTGACATAAGTCGGATTGGTTTTTAGAACCCAAGTGCCGACAAATCAAAATCATCCAAGTCGTCGTCACCGTAGTCATCATCATCATTATCGTCACCCATTTTATCTTCATACTCATCTTTTTTCAAATCATTAACGATTTCGTCAACCATTCTTTGAATAAATTGAGCACCTTGTGGGTTTCCTTCTAATATTAGTTTAGCTACTCTTAAAAACTCTTGTGCTGATAGTTTCGAGAATCTCACAAATAAATAATGTTGGATGTGTTTCATATCATCATCAAACAATTTATCAGGATACGCCTCTAAAAATTTTTCCCAAAATATTGGACCTAATCTAGAATCCCATATTTCGGCAGGTAATGTATCTTCAGCCCCTAAAACCATTTCAGCTTGTTTTGGGTCATCCGGTAAACCATGAGTACCAAATACTTCATATACACCTTTTACTAATTCGTGAACCAATAATGGAAACGTCATAGCTCTTGCTTTAACTGTTGGTGGGTCTGTTTCATCATCAACTTCACTTTGTCCCATTTGTCCTCCACCTGAACCTGCCATACCTTCCATATCCGGGTATAACCAGTATAAATGTTCCATAAGGGATTGTGTAACACCATAATGATTAAGTAAGTTAGGGTCTAAATTATTTAATTCATCACTAACTAACACATACATATGACCACCTTTAAAAGCCGCTCCTTGTATTAATGAATTAATTAATCTTCGTTTCGCCTTTTCTAAATTGAATTTTTCAAACTCATCAGCAAAATCTTCTAATTCTTCAGGATGGTCTTCTGCCTTTTTAAATGCGTCTTTAACTTCTTCATCACTAGGTTGTTGAGGTTCTGTTTGCATTCCTTGAGCAGCGGCCATAGGTCCGTGAACTAATTTAGCGTCAAACTGTAAAGACCCTTCAGGAATTCCAAGTTCTTTAACAACTAAATTAACTGCTAATCTTTCTAAATATTCTTTATTTTGAGATTCAACTTGTATAATTCTTTGTAAACCACTCATTACAGTCGACATTAACCCCATCATTGGATTGTTTCCTTGGATTGCGGTAGTATCTCCCAAATATCTTCTTACTTTGTCTACAGAATCTTTAAAACGTTTAGACGAGATTACTTCAATATAATCTTTATCACCGTCTTTTGGTAAAGCAGGATTTTGATTAAATGGTGTTTGTTTTGAAGTAATTTTTCTTTCAATACCCGGCTCCATTCTTTCAGGACCTTCATAATCAATTGGTGCCTCAACTAAACCACTTTTAATTTCTTTAAGTAATGAACGTTCATTTTTAGTGATAGTACCTTCAGATAATTTTTTTTCTAATTTTGTTTTAGCTTTTAAAATCTCTTCCATTTTTATATTTAAACTCATGATTAATCAATTTTAAGACCTATACTATCAAACGATAACCAAGTAGGTAATTCTTTTTTAGTAGCTTTAGGTGCCGGTTTAGCACCCGGTTTAGGTTTGTATGGAGAATCAGTTCCCGGTCTTGTCCCTGGTTTAACTTTTGGTTTTACAGGAGCCGTTTTAGTATCCTCATCAATTTCTTTTTTTGCTTTAGGAGCTGGTTTAACACCCGGTTTAGGTTTGTATGGTGAATCTGTTCCCGGTTTTGTTCCCGGTTTAACTTTTGGTTTTGCCGGAGCAGTTTTTGTGTCCTCACCAATTAAACTTAAAAAATCTTTTTTAGACATTTTAGGTGTTATATGTTTTTCAACTAATCTCATAATTTGTTTTTCTATTTCGTTTTCACCAATAGTAACACTTGGAGATATTTTAGTCAAATTATTTTTCATTCCACCCGTCAATGCAGCACCTACTTTTTTAGTATAATCATCGAAACTAAAATTTTCTTTTGGTTCTTTTTTCTTTTCAGGTAATTTATTAAATTTAGTATCTTGAGCAAACTCATCAGCCATTCTACACCACTTATCTCTAATTTTTTTAGATTGTGTTTTATCATTACATCTTGCAAAGAAATATTTTTGTTGACTTTTAGATTCAAATTTTTCTTGAAGTTGGTTATCCGAATCATCATCCATTCCATCAGGCCCTTGTACTTGTACAGGGTCTTGACTTACCTCACCTTTATCTTCGTCATCTTTATCTACAGGAGTATCTTCAGTAAATTCTATTTTACCATCAGGTAACATTTTAGCCATACTTTTTCCTTGAGTTGAAACACCTTTTTTAACCTCATCAGGTGTTGCAATAATTTTTGTAGAAGTAACTGTTTGAACTTCGTTAGGTTCTTTTTTACTCTCTAATAAACGTGTATATAACGCGTTAACTTGTTTATCAGATAAGTACTGAAGAGTTGATACTCTAAATCCTTCTTTAACAAGTTTTAATTTTTTTTGATTAGTGTTCATATGTTACTTTTTTTTCAAATTCTAAAACGATGTCTCGTTCATATAATTTATTTTTTACCGATTCTTCAGTTTCACCAAACGAGAAAACTAATCTAGTTTGTCTATCAAAATCAACGTCATCACTTTCATTTTCATACCCTAAAGCAATTATCCCATCCATAGAATCAATCATCGAAAAATAATCAGAGTTTTGAATTACTGACATGGTTATCATATCATTCTTCAAAACTCCTACTTTTTTTATGTGTTCTAAATCAGGTGGGAGTGGGTATCTGTTGGATGGTTTAGCATCCCAGTTTTCACCCCAAATGTTTTCCAAACTATCCGAGAAAATAAATTCATATATGTTATCCCCTTTATAATTTGGACCTAATTCGTTAACATATATTAAATAACTCATAGTATCTCACCTTTAGTGTTTACTCTAAGCTGTTTATTATCCATTTCAAATACCAAGTTATGTTTGTTAGTTTTACCAACTAATTTCGCTCCCGGATATTTTGTTATTAATTTAGTAGAAGCAACTTCTTGAGAAATACTTTCTGAAATTTGTTTGATTTTAGAAATCTTATTTTTTCTATCTTCTTTAATTAAATTAACTTTTTGTTTTTTATTTTCAATTAATTGTTTTTCTTTTTGGTCTATTTTAAAATAACCTCTTAATACTTCATCAACTTTTGATTCTGTGAACATACCTTCAAACATACCTTCTAAACGGTCAGCGTGGCTGTCTTTCATTGAATGTGGTCTTAATCTTCTATGTCTTGGGTGAGAAGGTAATTCGTCCTCTTCTTCAAAATCAAATTCAAAATCATCAGGATTATCTTCGTCAACATCATCATACATAAATCCTTCGGCCATTTCAGGTTCTACATCCATATCTGCTTGGATATCTTCAACTTCACTATCATCTGTTAAATCTTCACCATCCATATCGTCACCACCTAAATAATCGTCAGCTTCAATACCTTCAAATTTATTCATTATCTCCTCCTTATCTTCTTCATCTAAAGATTCTAAATCTAAAGCCGATAAGATTGAGTTGATAACGTATTTAATGTCTTTAGAAGTCATTGGTTCGTCTTCTTGAGCATCTTCAAACGCTCTTAATTTTTGAGCTAATTTACCTGTTAACTTTTGGATAACTTTTAATGTAACAATTTCGTCATCTTCAGCGTCCATTTCGTCATCACCTAAATCAAGTTCTTCTGTATCATCAATATCAAATTCGTCTTCAGGTGCCGGAGCGGGTGCAGGTGCCGGAGCAGGAGCAGGTGCCGGAGCAGGTGCGGGAGCTGGAGCTGGAGCTGGAGCAGGTGCCGGAGCAGCTTGTTCTTCAGTTTCACCACCTTTCATTTTTAAAATATATTTTGTTGCGTCATTCTCGTAAAATAAATTAACGTTAGCCTCTTGACCTTCATTAACATTAACTTCTTTAGCAATTAAATTAAGCCTTTTGAACGCTTGTGAATAAGAAGAATAATACTTTCTATTTTTCATTGGCTCTAAATAATCTACATCACCAGCAGATTCGGTTAAACTTCTTTTAATAACATATCCGTTTTTTTCTTTGATAATTTGATAATTTCTACCATCGGCTAATGTTCTATTATAGTCAACTGATGTGTTCTCATTTATCGGTGTAGGTATGTTTTCATTATATTTTGCGATTTCCATGATACGTTGAATTTTCTCCATACCTTGTAATTTTTCGCTACCAATCGGTCTTAAATTATTTCCCATTTGTTAATTTTTTATAAAATTATTTTATATATAAATATATTCAGAATTAAAAATGTTGAAATTCTGTCTTATTTTTATTGATTATATGATAATTCTTTCAGTGAAAGATTTTTATCTGTGTGTTTTGTTTGAAAATCAAATAGTTTTTGAATATAACCATTTCGTCTTAAAACTTTAAAAACCAAGTTCTCATTTGAGAATTCACCCCCATCTTCTAAACCTCGTGTTCTGTATTTTTTAAGTTTATCTTTGAATTTATTTATGATTTCTTTAGAAGTTTCTAATGAATCTTCATCTTCAGCATCATTGATTACATCATCAATCATTTTCATCCATTCTTCAGATTTAGTTTTGATTAACGTTGTGTCAATATCAACATCCTCTTTTTTTGGCTTACTTATCCACTCATCCATCAATACAGAATACTCACCACTACTAGTGTGAGGTTCACTTGTATCCTGAACATATAATTCAACATCATAACCAAAAATGGTTATATTATGTTTATCGTTATATAATGTTTTCTTTAATCTGAATAGTTCTTGATATAGAGGTAATTCTTTTTCCGAGAATTGTTTGAAGTCAACAAGAATGTGTAAGTCAATATCTGAATATTTTGACCAGTTGTAGTTTGCCAATGACCCGGTCATAACAACATCGTCCACAACCATATCCACACCAATAAAGTCAATGAATTCGTAAGCAATTTGTAACAAACGTTCTCTAACCTTTGGCACCATGATTTCATCCTGACCTTTAGGGTCGGACATATACCTTTCATTAGGTAGTTCCCAAATTTTAGAATTTAACTCATCTTGTAGATGAAAGCTTGATAATATACTTTTTAAATTACTCATTAACAATAAATACTTAAATAAGTATAATTGTTATACTTTTTTGTATTTGAATTTTTTAGAAATATCTGTAGTGAAGTATTTCCCTTGAGATTCCGCCATTCTAAATTTGGTATAAACATTATGAGGTACGTCTTCATATTCGTATCTAGTACCATTTTTAAATTCCGCAATCATTTTTTTTGTAGTAGTATCGTATTCAGTTCTTACGATGTTTGTTGACTCAATCTCATTGATGATTTTAGTCCCGTCTATTATTTCTTTTTTTACCGCCATTGTCTAAAGGTGTTTTTAAGTCGATTATTTTTAGTTTATCCATAAGATAATCACTAAACTCATTATGGTCAACATCACCGAAAAAACTTTTTATCTCAAAAAATACTTCATTTCTTAAATCTGAAAATTTTTGAAAATTTCTCATTATATCAGTCGGGTAATATGGGGGACTTTTTAAATCCTCTTCAGTCCACCCTTCACGTTTAAATGCCTTACGTAAATTGTAATACGTTTGAGCCAACTCATTATCAACACCTAACGTATCAATATATTTCATCCAATGTTTTTTATGTTCCATTTCAATAAATATATTTCAAATTTGTTTTGTCCATTCAAATATTTGTATTACTTTTGTCCCAATCATTTGAAAAAGTGAAAATAATCCTTATACTTAAATAAAACAATTAATTATGACAGAATCTATGGATGGTGGAAGTAACGGTGGGAATAAAGCAGTTAAAACTGATTCATCAACTCCCGTATTAGACAATTTTAGTAGAGATTTGATTAAACTTGCCGAAGAGGGTAAACTTGACCCGGTGGTAGGTAGAGAAAGAGAAATCACTCGAATTGCACAAATCCTTTCACGTAGAAAGAAAAATAACCCAATCATTATTGGTGAACCTGGTTGTGGTAAAACCGCAATCGTTGAAGGTCTTGCAATTATGATTTATAATGGGGATTGTCCAAGAAACTTAATGGACAAACGTATTGTATCCTTAGATATGACATCAATTGTTGCGGGAACAAAATACCGTGGACAATTTGAAGAAAGAATGAAAGTCATCATCGAAGAACTTCAAAACGAACCAAACATCATCGTATTCATTGACGAAATCCACACAATTGTTGGAGCCGGAAATTCATCAGGTTCAATGGACGCATCAAACATCTTTAAACCAGCACTTGCTCGTGGAGAGATTCAATGTGTTGGAGCAACCACTTTGGATGAATACAGAAAAAACTTCGAGAAAGACGGAGCGTTAGAAAGACGTTTCCAAAAAGTTGTTGTGGATGCAGCAACCAAAGAAGAAACATTAATCATCCTTAAAAATGTAAAAGACAAATACGAAAACTACCATAAGGTAACTTATACCGATGAAGTACTATCAGTATGTGTTGATTTGGCAGACCGTTATATCACCGATAGAGAATTCCCGGACAAAGGATTCGACATTATTGATGAGGTTGGAGCAAGAAGTCAGGTAGATGTAAAAATGCCGGATTCAATTGAAAAATTGAAACTACAAGCATCAAACATTAAACAAGAGAAAATTGATGTCGTAAAACAACAAAGATACGAGGAGGCAGCAAATCTACGTGATAAAGAAAAACGTATCTTAACCAAACTTGAAACTGAAAAGAAAAAGTTTGAAGAAGAACTTCTTACACACAAAAAAGAAATCACTTTGGATTTAGTTTATGAGGTAGTTTCCAATATGACAAAAATCCCGGTTACCAAATTAAATGCGGATGAAACCAAACTACTATCTGAGATGGAAACAAATCTATCTGATAAAGTTATCGGACAATCTGAAGCAGTTTCAAAGATTGCAAAATCAATCCGTAGAAACAGAATTGGTATCAAGGACCCAAACAAACCAATCGGTTCATTCATCTTTTTAGGTTCAACAGGTGTTGGTAAAACATACTTGGCAAAACAACTAGCCAAACAAATGTTCGGTAGCGAAGATAATATGATTCGTGTGGATATGTCTGAATACCAAGAAAAACACACCATTTCAAGATTAATTGGAGCACCTCCGGGATACGTTGGATACGATGAAGGTGGACAATTAACCGAACAAGTGAAAAACAAACCTTATTCTGTAATTCTATTTGATGAAATTGAGAAAGCAAACAAAGACATCTTCTCAACACTTCTTCAAGTATTAGACGACGGTCACCTTACCGATGGTATGGGGAGAAAGATTAACTTCAAAAATTGTGTCATCATTATGACATCAAACGTGGGGGTTAAAAAATTACAGGACTTTGGTTCGGGTGTTGGATTCAAAACAGGAAATGTTTCATACGCTGAAGAAGAGTACAAACGTGATATTCTTAAAAAAGAACTTAAAAAATTCTTTACACCGGAATTCTTAAACAGAATTGATGAGGTTGTTATCTTTAACTCTTTGGTTAAAGAAGACGTTAAGAAAATTGTGAAATTGGAATTGAACAAACTATCTAAAAGATTGGTTGGGTTGAAATATGATATCACATTTGATGAAAGTATTTTAGAACTAATCTCTGAGGTTGGATTCGATGAGACCTATGGAGCGAGACCAATTAAAAGAGCAATCCAAGATAAGATTGAAGATTTTGTATCTGAAGAGATTATCAATGGAAATATGGTGGAGGGCGTTCCATACACCCTTGTATCCGTAGAGAAAGAAGTGGTAGTCAAAACTGAACCTACCAAAAAGACAAGAAAGAAAAAAGAGGACAATTAGTCCTCTTTTTTTTTATTAAAACATTCTAAAATATTTACTGTCAACTTTAAACGGATACTTCTTATATCCTAACCCCTCAATCATCTTTTTACCGGTCTCTATTCCGCTATAAACATCTTCAACAACAACATATTCATTTGGTGTGTGATAGTTGTAATAACCTATCGCAAAATTGATACAGGAGAAGTCAAAGATATTCTTCAATGCGTAAACATCTGTATATGGGTGAGATTGATAGTCATGTCTACCGTTAAACCCTTCGTTTAATGCTACATCACAAATTTTAAAAAATTCACTATCCCTTTCAAACAATTGTGTCCCCATACAATATTCACTTACCATTACATTCCCCGGAGCATCAAACTGAATCCCATATCCTACGTTTGAAAAGAATGTTGGGTCGGCTTTTTTAGAACCGTGACATCCGGTTTCTTCAGAAACAAAAAATGCTGCTTTTAAATTTGGTAACTCTTTTAATAATTCCAAACAAGCGAAGATTCCACATTTATCATCACCACCAATTCCGGTTGGGTGTCCAAAATTATTGTACGCTTTTAGGGAAGGTTTTAAAACTTTTTGTTCGTTAGGTAATGTTTCCTCACGAATAATAATGTTATCCAATGAGTGAACCGTATCTGTATGAGCAATAACACAAGGGAAATATTCAATAGATTCATCCGTTTGTTTTACGGCATAAATGTTTTTATGTTCATCCACATTAAATGGAATTCCATTCTCTTCTAACCATTTGATTAGAAACTCCACCATAAGGTCTTCTTGATATGTTTTTGTCGGAACTGACAAAACTTCTTTTAATAATTCATAATCTCTATCCATTCAACAAAGATAATATAAAATATGACAATATTAAAGATTTTATTAGTTTATTCTAATAAACCCTTCAAATAACTCGGGAGAAACTAAAAAGTTATTAAATTCTTCTTCGGTGTAACTTCTATCTTCCAATCCACCACCATCTTTTTTAAACACTTGAACAACAATTTTATTTGTTGCCGGGTCGATTTTTCTAATAAAAAACTCTCTACCTGATTTAGTTTCATATCTGTTGTTAAGATGATAATTTTTAGTAATTCTATTGAATATATTAGAGTATTCATAAACATCAATAAATTCATCAGAATCTTCTATTTTTTCAAAAATTTTATCAAGTTGTCTTTCCACAGATTCATTGAATGATTTTTCATCAAAGCTGACACTATCAATTTCCCACCTATTCTCATCCCATCCGCCAATATTACTATCTCTATGACCAATATTTTTTAACACTTCTCGTAAAGATAATGTTTTATCTCCAACGTTGTTATATAAAGATAATAATATACTCACAGTGGTGTAATACTGTCTAAAACAATCTTGTCTAATTAAACCATAATTAGAAAAATAATCACACACGTCACCCTCAATCCATTCTTTGGCACCATTATTTCTACTAGCATTTTCTTCGTCAGTCCAATCAGTAATAATGTAATCAACCTCATTTGGAAACATTTTCTCTAATAATTTACTAGATTGTTCTTTGTCTTCATCAGTATCTAATTTAGCGGTAGATGGACTAATAAGTCGAAGTATTTGTTTTAATTTAGTTAAATTGTCATCTGAAAATTGATATAAAAGATATCCTTCATTCCATTCATTATATCCGTGGTCATAATCAATAAAATTGGCTCCATCATAATAAGAATAAACCGATTCCGCAAAAGGAATATCGTATTCGTCAATATCAAATAATTTTAAATAATCCTCCATATCATCAAACTGAAGTTTAACCATACTTTTAGTTGGATTTTTCTCATTATATATGAACTTCCAAACAAGGTCGTCAGCTCTTTGCATTTGATTAGACGTTACTTTTTCTCCGTTTTTAACATCCAATAGTAATTTGTAAACATCTGATTGACCCACAATATTATCAACAACGGATTTAACCTCATCCGGTAAATCGGATTCAAATTCACTTCTATTTAATTCTCTGTGTCTGGTTGCTTCACCACCATAATATTCTATTTTATTATCTTGTGTTTTATGAATAACTGATGTTTGAATTGGTTCCTTATTTTTATCTATAATAAAATAAGTGTCCCCCTCTTTAAATTGATTCCATCTGTCTTTATAGTTTTCCGGTGCGTAATAAACAAAGGAATCGTAGTCCAATGGGTCTACAACCATCCAATCTTCATTATCTAATAATATATTTTTCATCCCGTGAAAATCCTTTGTGTCAGGCATTGATATTTATTTTAATAATAAATATAATTTTATTTGGATTTATCCAAAAATGTATTATCTTTGTGGTATCAAAATATGGGAGTGACATGGAATTGACTATTCGTAATAGTTATTCGGGGCACGTAGTGAGAAGTTTCCTATCACTTAAATCTATGGAGTACGAAAAGTAAACGGAAACGTTTTAGACAAAATGTCAGCTATCGGTTTAATCCGTGCTGAAGAAGTTGTAGTAGCCTAAGCGGAAACACAACACGGGGTCGGTGGACATATAACCTAGCAACAGAAGTCCCTACAAAGGTGTGGTTTCTACCCGAAAAGAAACAAGTGGAAGATTAGTTCTCAGTAAACCGAACCACTCAAAAAATAAGGGAATTGTGAAATTTCGGATTGTTAGCTTAAACAATGACCTAAACGTGTAGTCCTTAATAGGTAATACAAGTAACACCGGAGTTCGAGTCTCCGCACTTCCACCAAAAGAAAACCCATCATTACGATGGGTTTTTTGTTTTAAATAAACAGTATCTATGTTTACCAAAATAAACATTACTTATTTCACAATGTTCTAATTTAAAGTAATCATAAAACACATCTTTTATTGGTGTCATATTTTGAACTAAAAATAAATAATCACAAGCGTCATATAATATTTTTACAATTTTTTCATATATCTCATCATCAATAATATGTTGTAAAACTACAGAACAATAAATTAAATCATATTTTTTTCCGATTAAACAATCAGGTATCATTTCTATAAAATAGGTTTCATTGTAACCCAAATCATTAATATAATCAATATAATTTTTTTGATAGTGTTCTAAATCTATGTAATCAACATTATTTGAATATTTTTTTAATAATGGTAGATTTCTACCTAATCCTGCACCATAATCTAATATTGTATCCGTTTTAATTTTTGAAAGTTGGTCAATTAAAGATTTTGGTAAAAAATCAGGATTAAAATTTGATGAATCTACACCACTTATTACTTCTTTAAATTTAGAAATCTCAATATTATTATTAATCTCCCAATCAAACCAACTATCATATTTACGATTATTGTTATTAGTACGTATCAATTCATTAATTTCTTCAAAATTATTTTTCATAATATTTTTTTAATATAAATATCTATTATAAAAAAAAAACCACCCGGAGGTGGTTTGTTATCAGTTCAATGTTTATTTTTTAATCTTGTAATAAATCCTTTTTACTCGGATTTAATTTATTTGTTAATTTATCTAATCTTGAATCAACAAATCTATATATTTCGTCAATATTAGTCGTAATATGTCTATTCGTTGTTTCATTTAATTTATTTGTTCTATCAATCTCACCATCAATACGACGGTTAATCATTTGGTCTACCTCATCTATTCTTAAATAAATATTATTTATTATTTCTTGTTGAGTTCTAACCAATCCTTTTAATTTTTTGATGTTTGAATACATCCTAACCACAACTATAACCCCCAGTATCCCGAGAACCATAACCATACCTAAAAAAATTCCTATAATCATAATTTCCATTTTTTTTTTAATTTGTTTATATTGAACTGATAATTTATTGTTTGACACCACCCCATAGGTAACCTTCACCATAGTTTGTACAAATTTCTTCACCGGGTTGGATTGTTTGTAAAGCGTAGAATTGGAATGCTCTTTGTGTTGGATGATTTCTCCACATAGCATTATTTGTATCGGAATGATTATATATACACCCATAACCTAATGGAATAACATATTCTTCCCAATTTGGTCCTTGAGGATAACAAAATCTATAATCATCAAGTAGTTTTGATTTCTCCCATTTTTTTGTGGGTAATTTTACTAAATGACATTCTTCAATTACCTCATCTTTTTGAATAACGTCAATAGCGAAGACCCCCATACCTTTTCCTGGTGAGGGTTTAATTTCTATTTTAGTAGGTATTAATAAATTCATAATTTAATTATAATAAAAAAAGGGACTATTTCAAGTCCCTTTTCATATCTCTTTCAATATCACGAGATTTTATACTATCTCGTTTATCGTGGAGTTTTTTCCCTTTGGCAAGAGCAATCTCCATCTTAACCAATCCGGTATCATTTATGAAGACACGATAAGGAATGATGGTTGTCCCGTTGATTAACTCACGTTCCAACTTATTTAGTTCTTTTTTCTTGGCCAATAGTTTTCTATCTTTAATGGTCTCGTGGAATGACCCATAACCATAATCGGAAATGTTCATCCCTTTTATAAACAATTCCCCATCATTAAAATAACAATACCCTTCAGATATGGACACCTTCCCCTGACGGATGGACTTCACCTCTGAACCAACTAATTTGATTCCCACAATTAGAGTTTCCAAGAATGAATACTCAAACTTGGCTTTCTTATTGACAATATTAATTGACTTTTTCATCTTCTATAATTTTGGTTAATACCCAACTTAACTCCCATTCTCCCCAATAATGTTGGTAATTCCATCCATCATCAAACTCTAAATAACGGTCTTTCACTTTTTGTTCCTGAATTGTAACATACTTGAACCATTTACCGGTCCAATGAAAATCACTATCTTCACCATTGACAATAATAAATGGTAATATAGACAATACTTTCCTAACCCGTAATTCTCCGGTATATTTTCTTTCCCAATTTTCTGTGATTAATTTTTTCATAGGACAAAGATAATACTTTTTTTCTAAAAATTATGACTTTTTAGATTTTTTGAGATATTTATAATAAAAAGATATTATGAACCCAAGAAAAAAAGAAGAAGATAAAAAAGTAAAATTTGGAATCTGTGTTGACCCAATAATTTACAAAAAAATGGATGATGAGATGATTAATAAATCTCGACTGATTGAAACATTATTAAATGAACATTATGGAAAACAAAAAAGTTACAAAGGAATGTTGGTGGAAATTATCGTCAAATCTTTCCTTCAAGAACATTTATACGATTCCGTGGATGAATTAAATGAAAAATTACAAGAGCGTTTAAACTTGAATTTAAATTTTGAAACTAATGTATTCGACGTAGAAACTAAAAATGGTCACACTTTTGGTAAAATTCATTTTAATGATGAGAATGATACGGTAAAAATAATAGATTTTACAATAACCTCCAATGGAGTTATGGTTTAAAGTAAACATTATGGAAAAAAAAGTTTGTAGTAAGTGTAAAGAAGAGAAAGAAGTTTGCGAGTTTGGAAAACGTAATGATTCTAAAGATGGTCTTCGAAGTGAATGTAAAAGTTGTGGAAAAGAATGGAGATTAAATAATAAAACACATTTATTAGAATATAATAAAAAGTGGAAAATATCTAATCCGGAACACGTTTATAATTACCATAAAAGTTATAATCAAAAAAATAGTGAAGAGTTAAAAAAATATCAAAAAGAATGGTATGAACAAAACAAAGATAAAGTTAATCAAAAAAGAAAATTACGAAAACAAACTGACTTGATATTTTTAATTTCGTGTTCAGTAAGAAAAAGAATGTCCGAGTATATTAAAAAAAATAACATATTAAAAAAAAATAAAACTTTTGAAATTATTGGTTTAACACCTATTGAAATATCTCATTACTTGGAATCTAAATTTACGGAAGGAATGTCTTGGGATAATTATGGAGTGTACGGATGGCATATTGACCATATAATCCCATTATCATCCGCAAAAACGGAAAAAGAACTTTATAATCTATGTTATTATACAAATCTTCAACCATTATGGGCTGAAGACAATCTAAAAAAATCAAATAAACTATTATAAACAAAAAAAGGTAACACAAATAAATGAGTTACCTTTTTGGCTTAATACGATGAGAATACTCGTCTTAGTAAGAATCTTTAGAAGGATTATTGTTTCCCTTCGTTTCCACCACCTTTTGAGTGGTAATCCTCATTGCTAATTGGTTAGACCAATTACTCCTTAAGATAATAACTACTCTCTTACTACTCTACTCTCTTCAAGCTTGCGACCTGACTCCGGATTCGACTCCGTAGAGGTTTTTGGTAAAAATACGATTGAACTTGGGGTTCTTTCGTGCCACGGACAGCCCGTGACTATGGAAGCAACTTTCGTTATCACCTGACAAACACTTTTCCGTTTTTCTGTTAGTTTTTCACCTATTGAAAAGTTTGGTTTGTGTTGTGGATTTGTCCAAGTAGAGGTTTGTCTTAGGCTTCATCATCTTTTGGACGACGAAATACCAATCTACCCGGTAGAAATTCCCATCTCTCATATTTTAAGAATTCTTCGAATCAAAATCTTGGTAGATATTTGATAAGGATAATGACAGCACCACCTGTTACTTATCTTGTCTTTCGACTTTAAGATTTCTCTCATATTGGAACCCGCAATTATAAGGTTGGATGACCCTATTTCTCACTTGATTCCTATCGGTTATTCTTATTGATTTTCCAATCTCAACCGAAAGACCCACATCTCCCGGTCACCCAACCACTTTCCTTACAGAGTTTCCCTCAGTACTAAAGGTTAGGCGATATCCGACTTGTATACTCGAGTCCCATTTCTGAGACCGCAAACCTGTTAACACAACAGATTCACTTTATCCCGGTTTCCCGGTTTATTTAAGGATGATATACCACCCATTATCGTTTTTCAGTTATCTCAGAATCAACCCGAGGGTCTCATCATCAACATCCTGATGGATAATCTAAAATTTCTAAGAACGTATTAGGTTTCCCTAATTTGTTTTACAAAGGTAAGTGATTTTTTTCATTTGTCAAGCACTTTATAAAACTTTTTTTTTGAGAAGAGGAAAACTATACAACGTTTTATGACTCCGGTCAACCTGTTTCTCAAATGTTTGACAAAGGTAAGTAAACTTATTTGAATTGTCAAACTTTTTTTTTATTTTTTTTTAATCTGTGATAAGACCTTAAGATTTACTCATTCGTAGGTCACCCATTCTATTCTACCTAAAACTCGCACTCCCTACGGGATAGTCTGCTGTAATAGGTCTATCTGCTATCTTATCACAGAATAAATCTATAAACCCAAGAGAAGGAATCTGCGGACGTGTCTAGGATTACTTGTCTACCTTCTATCCATCCGGGTCTCTCACCCGACGATACTTTACTACAAATAAATTCGTAGTTCCATCCTCCGCCAAATTATGGTTTATATTTTTGTGGTATCGGAAGGGTTCGAACCTACGGCACAGAGTCTTTCGTTACTCCTGCTCTACCAAAGGAAGACGAATCTCCCACTGAGCTACAATACCATTATAAGTTAGTGGACGTATGCTCTACCATCTGAGCTACGGTGTTAAAACCGGAGGGATTTGAAACCTCGACACAACGTCCACCTATATTTTCAATATTTTTAAGAACTTTATTTCTTCTACAAAGATAATACTTTTATTTTAATCTGTCAAATTATTTTAATAATAATTCTATCAAACCGGATAAACCAAAACCAAAACACATTCCGGCAACGAAATAACTGAATGCGGGATTCCTACCATTATCTTTTTGAGTTTTTGCTCCGTATAGGTTTAAACCAGTCAATGCGAATTGTAATAATACTATTTCCATAATTTATTTATTTTAAAATTTGTAGTCAGGACAGGATTCGAACCCGCTTCAGCTTTGCCATAAAGAGTCGACCTTATCGTTACTCAACCTTGGGGAGGTGCCACCAACCAATGGTCTCCTGACTAAATTTGATTGTCTTTCCAATCTGTCACTCGTTAGATTATGCTCTCTGGACTTTATGAGTTAAGCCCTGTTAACCGTAAGCATTTCGGTTCGTCTGCAACTTAATGTAAACCTGTGACGAATTTTCCTAATCGTTTACACCTTGCTAAGTAGTCAGGACAGGATTTGAACCTGTACGAGTGATTGCTTCACCTATACACTACGATTATACTACGACCTTAGTTTCAGTCACTTACGCTATAATACGTGCTACAATCGATACACACAACAATCTGAATCTCCCTATGTGTGTTGATGGGAATCGTCTACCTTTCCGCCACCTGACTCTACGTGATACTTCAATTAACCAACCACACCGGGTATATCACTTGAGGGAGTCTTACTACTCGGTTACTACCGCATTAAGTTACTCTGTAGTCAGGACAGGATTCGAACCTGTATAGCGGAAAATTTACAGAATCAGTATCTGTGTCATCTACTTGCTCTACCAATTGCGCCACCCGACTATGTTTCGTTAATGTTAAAAACTGACTCAATCTTCCTAAAAAACACTAACTTCCTACTTACTCTATTATAGGCTCGGCCGTCCTCTTTTAAATATAGTTTTACCTGAAACTTCTTTGGGTTGTTGATTGACCACTCCCACTTACTCAAGTAGTTTTTAACAACTCATCATCCAACCCATTCGGTTTTGTTCTTGATACTGAGAATAAGTACATTTTCTCATTGACTTATAGTCCGGTCTCAACTTAACGTGAGTTGGATATTTCTTCTCGTGTTCCTTTTGTTCTCTCATAACACGAGCATACGCCTCTCTTTTACTTGGACCCCACACATCATTAAATCCACCACCAATCCAATTAAACAAATATAGGTATTCACCATTAACACTTCTATACAATTTCTCTTTAGCCATATCTTATCCGTTTTGTGAGTACAAAGATAATACTTTTTTTCTTTACACCAAACATTATCTAAAAATATTTTTAAAAATTTTTTATTACAACGATTAAGTAAATTTTTTTGGTATAATGTTTGACTTACCCGTTTTAATTAACTATTTATTTAACGAACTTAAAAATTAATTTAAAACAAAGTATTATGAAAAAAGTATTATTAGCTCTTACAGTGATTGCAACATTATCATTAACATCTTGTAAACAAGTAAACACAGAAGAATCAACAACATCTGTTGATACAACAGCGGTTGATTCAGTATCAGTAGATACAACAGCCGTAGACACTACACAAGTAGATACTACTCAAGTGAAGTAATCTAAAACAAAAAACCCCTCTTAACGGAGGGGTTTTTTTATTTAAGTAAGTTTTTAATTTTACTTATTTCTTTATTTACTCTTTGTTCTCTTAACCCTAAAGCCTTACCAAACGTATCTCCAATAAAACTATTTAAAATATTTGTACTTATAGATTCAGGACTATCCTTTGCCGCTGCAGTCCCACTAGATGATGTTGTACCACTAGATGATGTTGTGGAACTTTGTTCAATATTTGAGACATGAACATGATTATCATGACCCGGAAAACCAAAAGTTAAAACTGATTTAGGAACTGAAGAATCAGGTTCAGAATTTTTAGTATATCCCAGTATTTCTAATTGATTAACAAAATTATCAACATTACCTCTATTTGACGGAGTTTTAACCGGAGTTTCATTAACTAAACTAATATCGACAGCATTACCTGATGGATGTCTACTTGTGTTTCCTGATGCTGTTTCCGCACTATGACCTGAAATTGCTGTAGTTATAGTAACCCTAACATTAGCATTTTTAGCCGCTTTACAAATATCCTTCAATAAATTTTCATTAACTTTATCACTTGAACTATCATTATCTACTTTAACGTTTCCACAACTCAAAGATGATATCTGAATATTCGCTTCTAATAATTGTATTAATTTTTTCATATTATTGTTGTAAGTGGTTCATTAACACACCACCAATTGATGTTGACTGAACCAATAATTGAGTTACAGTTTCTTCGTTTAATTTTGTTTTTTTCTTGGTATAATCAATTCCTAACATTCCAATAAATCTACCTTCAATACATTTTATCGCAAAAAGATATCCTGATTTACATCCGGTATCTTCTGCAATATATTTTAAACCAAAAGTCGCTACTGTATCATCTTTAAAATCAGGAATTTCAATTGTATCATGTTCTAATAATTGATTAATTGAACGGCTAAATAAATTAACAGGTATATTGTGAAAATTTCCTTGTATTGATGATACTGACGGAGCAACAGATTCATATATAATACTGAACTTTGCCATTGATTTTCCGGTTGGATAGAAATTACCTCCATTGTGGAATTGTGCAACCCATACTCTATCTCCTTTATATTCTTCCTTTATATGGTCTAATTTGGTCATTACAAGCTCACTGACTTTTAACGTTTCCAATACCATATCCGGCTTTTCTGCTTTTTTTTCTAATTTATTCTTAATGAATAATAATAGAATAGGACCTAAAACCCCCGTGATAAACGCTACTATTATAGATACACTCATAATTTTAACTTAATGTTTTATATAACTTATAAATAGTAATTAAATAAAAAAAGTGGAACTAACGCCCCACTTTTTTACAATTTTTTAAATTCCGGTCTGATTAGGTTCCATATGATTTCAGAGTAATCTTTTTTATCTAACATTCTAAATAGAATCCCTGACAAATGTTTTGGTTGGGTTGATACCCACTCAGCAAACTCTTTTCTATCTGTGATAGGTTCTTTGTCGTTATATTTCCCATACATCATATAATCAAACTTTTTACCTGCATCTTCAGATATTTGGAAGTAAGAATATCTCAAATCTTTAACATAGTTTTGAATTTTTTTATAGAATTCATCCGGAACATCTTTTAATAACTCCATCACATCCTCACCATTTTTCAAATACTCCCAAATACCGGTTGTGGTAACGTTGGTCATAATTTTGTGAAGACGTAGATATTCAACCCCTTTAACTTTGATTCTATCTCCATTGGAGAACTTTACCACAAAACCTTCTTGGTCGTTTTTAACCATTTCTTTTAGTTGTTTGTAGTCGGTGATACCGTCATATTTTTTAACCACATCAAACCCCCATTGTGACCAAATTTCAGAATCAGTTTCTTTTCCGTTCTTATCAAATGTCCCTAATAGAACTAGTTTCTCATCATTACCATAATCCAAAACAATTCTGTTCTCCGGATAGATAATTTCAAAACAGAAAGTTAAATGTCTGAACATAATATCTTTGTTATATTTTTTAAGGATTTCTGTCGCCTTGATTGCTTGGTCAGAAGTGAATGAACCACGAGTGGCTACCACCCATTGACCTTGATACCAAAACACAATCCCTAATGAACCATCCATCTTTTCATAAACTTCAAAATTTTCAGTTGGTGTAAATTTACCTTCTTCTATATTGAAGAACTTTTGAAATGGTATTGCAACCATATTCCCTTCGTTATCGGTAACTAAACCTCTACACATCAGGGTCACCTCATCCCATAGGTTCTCGTACTGAACTTTTTCAGTATAATTCCATATGGTTAATGGAAGTGATGGATGTACTTGTTTGTAAAGTAATCCGTCTTCGTAATATTTGTTTAGTTTTTCTAACATTTTATTCTATTTTTTTTAAATTCTCTTCTAATCTACTTAAGAATGATTCTTCACTGTCATCACCCGATAATAACCAATCCACTCGTTGAGCATATTCTTGAGCAATTTTAAGAGACTTAACCGCCTCTTTCATCTTCTCAATAACCTCATCCGGATATTTGTAATGGAATTTATCTTCGGGATATTTTTCATACCAAGAATCGTCTCTCCAACCTTCATCTTTAATTTCTTCCGGTGTTTTCTTAACACCATTCTTCACAATAACCTCTTCTATTTGGTCTGCGATATAACCAATTTTATATTGGTTGTAATCAAATGCTCCTCCGCTCATAATTAAATAATTTTGTGGGTCAAAGATACGGAATTAAAGTTTAACTTCAAAACGATTTTTCATTATTTCCAACTTATCTTCCGGAACCCCGTGTTGATTAACTCCTCCGTGTCTGTTTTCTACGATAAGTGAATGAACTCTGTATCCATATTTTTCCGCTAATTCAAAATAAGGTGTCATTTCCCACTCTTGTGTGAATGTGTTTGATACAATAATTCTCTTAGTCCCAATTTTAGGATTATCAAGTGCTCTCATACTTTTTTCAGTACTTTCTTGACACCAAGCGTGAGCGTCTTTTAATTTTGTAAAATCAAATTGATATTCACCATCTTTCATAAAAAACATATCAGCTTCAATATGAATACCACCGATTGATTTTGCCAATGTTGATTTACCACTTCCCGGTAATCCTCTTAATAAAAATAATTCTTTCATAATTTTATGTATTGTCGTTTATATTTTGTTTGTTGTTCATTTAACACAAGGATATATCTTTTACCTGATTTGGTTTTGTAAACCTGAAATCTCATCGTGTCAATATAATACCATTCATCAGTATATGAATGTTCATAAATTCTTTTTTCAGCTTCACAAGACACCAAAGTGAAAAATAAAAATAATATTATTAAATTTTTTATCATACCTCACATTCTTTTAAATGTTTAATAATTTTTTCAAGACCTTTAACATCCTCCGATTTAATTATGAATTCATCAAAGGCACCATATCTACATTGTCTCCCAAAAATATATCTTAATCCATAACCAACTCTTTGCCAAAATGGTCTTTTATTAAGATGTGTGTGAATATAAACCATAGGATATGTCATACCATCAATTTCGTCTTCAGAATATAATACAACCATTTGATGTTCTGTACTATGACAGGAACATATGAATAAATCTGTTTTTGTTTCTTTAACTCTCATATCACTTTCTTTTTTTACCATCTTCAGTTATTACCTCATCTGTGTGGTGGTCACCATCCATATTTGAACGAATCTCTCTTTCCTTAACAATCTTAATTACGTTACTTAAATCGTATGGTGAAAAGAACAAACTACCATCCATTCCTACATCCATTCTACGGCCTTTACCAAAAATTTTTGTTTGAGGTAAGTGACAGTGTCCGTGTAAGTGGATGTGTCCTTTGTTTAACCCATCCCAAGAATCAATTGGATAGTGCATTAAAACCAATGTCTCAAACTTATACATTAATTTTGTGTAGTGATTAACACTTGCAAACATTTCCTGACAATCCTCTCGGTTGTTTTCAATGTGGTGGTCGTGGTTACCCAATATAAGGTGAATCTCTTTACACAAAATTCTATCTCTGAATTTTTGAATATTTTCAAATCCTCCAAAAGACCAGTCACCCAAGTGAATTAATACATCATCTTGACCAACAACTGAATTGATGTTGTTGATGATTACATCATTCATTTCATCAATTGTTTCAAAATTTCTTGTCTGTGATTCAGGAATGCTACCATCCGGTAATCTCCAAGCCGTTACTCCACGGCAAATGTTTTTATGTCCGTAATGTGTATCGGACGTAATAAAAACTTTTCTATCTTTCTCTATCTTAATCATACTGCAAATGTAATTCTTTTTTTCCAAACCAAAAAGGTTTTTCTCTATTTTTCCAAGACGCTAAACTAATTTTAGCACCCATATAATAATTTCTGTAAGATTCTACAACAGAATCCACTTTAAACTCATCCGGCATTGCCATAGCCGGAGTAGTAAAACCAATGTCCGGGATGTTTGGTTTATTTATAATACACCATTCAATAACCTGAATTGATTTATGTTTCTTACCATACCTGTGAGTATATTCTTTTCCTAACTCCAATCCCAACTCACACAAGTACAAATAATTTGATAAACTCTGACGAGCCCAAACAGCACAAGGGTGATTTTTATGTGACAACTTGTACGGTACTTGTTCGGTTACTTGTTCGGTTACGTGATGAACCGAACATAGTAACTGAGCAGTTTCCAATATCATTTTTACTACGTGTTTGTCTACGTGGTATTGAGCCGACAATGTAGGATTTTCATCCAAGAAAAATATATTCATTATACGTGTGGTATTTGGACTCTAACACAAGTTTGTGCTTGACCCTCGTTCATATAAAAATTGTTCAAATATCCCATAATGTTCGCACTCCCGATAGGGTTTGCTGAATGAACATACACAATTGGAAACACAAATTTGTTTGCCTTTCTTTCACTTCGACTCATATTAAAACGAGCTTCATTAGTGTTGTGAAATAATGCAACCAAGAATTTAGCTGCATCATATCCCGTTTTTTCTTCAATATTGTTATAATCCAAAGTATAATTTGGAGAAACATTATTGAAATACTCATTCATTGCAGTATCTCCCAAATCGTGGTCCAAAGATATTATATCAATATTTTCTAACCCAACTTTATTTACTTCACTAACAAATTCATCGTAATTTCTTACAACAATCCAATTATCTCCCGTTGGAGTTCTTACGTCATCTAAATAGATACGGTAAGGTGGTTTTACATTATTTTCCATTTTATAATAATTTTTTTAATACACTATCCCAATCAGGATATTCATTCCAAACTTTTTTCTCATAATTCCAACCGAAATGAATTAATTCACCGGTGAACTCTCCGGCACCGTTTGCCGTTCTATCATCAATTAAATAATCACCAAGTAATAAATCTTTTCGGTGAGTTATTACCATTTTCTTGTGAAACAACCTACCAAAATATTTTTCAATCCAATACCTCTTATCTGTTGAAGCATATGGGTTTCCCCATGGAGCGGCTGTCGCAATTAATAATTCATACTTACCACTCTCAACCAACTTATTGATTGCTTCAATAGCACCATCATATGGTTTAGGGTCTCTAAAAATACCTGGAATATGGTCTGGACTATGTTTATACTTGTGGACTAAATTTGGATGTTCATCGAACCATTTATCGAATTCTGCACCTAAATCGACCAACACACCATCCATATCAATAAAAATTCTTTTCATACTTTATATATTTTTTTACAAAGATAGTCAAATTTTTAATATAAAAAAATCCATCACGAAAAAATGATGGATTTAATTTGAAACCTTGTTATTTGTTTATTTTTTAGAATTTGTTCCCACAAGAAGAACAAAATTTATCGGAATCCTTTTTTCTTTT